GGCATAGAACGCCTCCAGCCGTTCGTGCACCGGCACGTAATCCTCAAGCCGCTTGGCCATGGTCATGGCCGCGCCTCGCGCACCTTGAGCGTCGCACTGCGGCCAGCTTCGGTGCGCCAACGGCGCGCCTTGGCCTCGCGGTGCAACTGGCGCGCGACCGGATCGGCGTCCACCATGCCCTGCCCTAGTTCAGCGGTCGCGATTTCGTAATGGTCCGGCACGTGGCGGATATAGGCCGGCGCGATGGCCGCGTAGGTGGCGAGCTCGTCCTGCAACATGTCGTCGGACCAGTTGTCCGGGTCATTGACCGGCCAGCGCACGTCGATCGCCGCCCACGTCACGCTCACCGGCCCGATGCCCTCGGGATGGACGCGCACGATCTCCTCCACAAGCCCGTCCTTTTTGGCTTGCCGTAGTGCGCGATTGATGCGCAACTGCACTTGATGCAGAAGCGCGAAAAGCGCAACGCGATCCTCGAGCGCCACGCAGGCGGTATCGACAACGGCCGCCAGTGCCGCGCTCATTTCGTCGGGCCGGTCCAGCGCGTATTGCTCGCTCACGGAATCGTGACGCCGGTGCGCTGCTCGGACGGGTGCGCGGTGTCGCGATCGGCGCGCCGGTGCTCCAGCGCGTAGCGCTCGACTTCGTGATCGTCCACGATCCAGTCGCGGCCGAACTTGTACGCGATCAGTTTGCCGTTGCGTATCTGCTGGCGCAGCGTGGCCGGCCGGCGGCCGAGCCGCAACGCGGCTTCGGCAAGGGTATAGGCCTGTCGTTTGTTCATGCGCGCTAGCATACACGCGCCAGCGCCTACGCGCTAGAGCAGGACGGCCAGCGCCAGACATACGCAGGCCAGCGCCAGCAGCGGACCGGCCACGAATACGGAGACGACGGCCAGCACCAGCGCCGCGATGGCCAGCAGCCGGTTGATCGTCACGCCGGCGCCAGCGTCGAGCGGTGAAAGGCGCCCATGCGGTACTTGTTATCGGCATACATCCATGCCAGATACCATCGGTCGTCGCCATTGACCGACCCGCCCTTGACGATGGCATGTGGCGACACGGCCACGCCGGCGCTGAATTCCTCGATGATGCCGGCCGATGTTGACGTGTCCGACCGGAAGCGGGCGCCGGCCAACGTCTTATAGCGCTTGTCGGTGGCGTCGAAGTCTGCGCCGCCGTAGGTGTGCATCCAGAATCCCTCCGAACTGCCGAGCAGTTGATTGGCATACGGCCACGGATCGCGGCGGTATGCGCCCTCCGATATGTCGTAGTGCAGGTGGGCGCCGGTGGCCCAGCCGGTGGTGTCATGGCGGCCGATCTCGGCGCCCATTCTCACCGCCTGCCCGGCGCGGACGGCGATGGTGTCCATATGCGCGTATCCGGTCGTCCATCCGTCGCCATGGTCAATGCGCACGATGCCGGCGCCGCCGGATGCCGAATCGAAGAAGGCTTGATACACCGTTCCGTCGGCCATGGCCAGCACCGCGCCGCCGCTCGCGCCGTTGCCGACGTCAAGGCCATCATGCGGCCCGTACTGCGGCATGGAGTTATCGGCAAAGCCGCGCGTCACTGCCCATCCCGAATCCGGGTCAGGCTTGCCGAGCGCGCCCAGCCGGCCGGCAATCGGATTGCCGAACTTCATTCCGTGTCACTCCGGTATCGCTCCAGCAGTTCGGGGATATGGCGCCACCAGACTGGCCACCACGCCGGGCGCCAGTGCGGCGCACGCGGCGCGCGCGGGTCAATGTCGGGCATGGTCGGCGGTTCGCCGTAGCGGGCCTCGCGTCCCTCGCGGAGCGGGTGCGCGTACTCGATCACTTCGGGCGCCGCATATAGCGGTCGACGGCCACCGCCGCCACGATGGCGATGATCCCGGCGCCGACGATGATGCCGAGCCCGAACCCGAGCAGTTCGCCGCTCATGGCGCCGATGTCAGATAGCCCAGCGCCGTTACGTAGTACGTCAGCGTGCCGCCGGTATTGATTTTGACTTCATACCGCATTTGCGCATTGCCGACGCCGCCAAGATCGACCACAAACAGCGAGCCGTTGAGGCGGCCGGCGGCCTGCGCATACGCGATACCGCCCAATACGCCGGGATTCGCATATGAGATAGCCGACAGATATGGCGCCGTGCCGGCGGCGCTGGCGCTAATGCGCAGCGTGCCGATCAGCAGCGTTGTCCCCGTGGCCGGCAAGCCGCCGCCGACGGCCACCAGCGCCGTTATGTCCGATGCGGTCGTGGCGCCATTGAAGATTGATGTCGTAAGCGGATTGAAGCGCAGCCGGCGTCCAAGGTCGGTCTCGACCGCCAGCGCCAGCGCCTGTATGGCGTTGTCACCATCCATGACCCGATCGGTACCGGTCGGATACGGGAGCGCGAGACTCGGAGTTGTGCCGGGCATAGTCTTATCCTCTCATGCGGTCGGTATGACCCACGTATCCCATGTCGTGGCCGGCGGTACTTGATCCCAGCGCAGCGAAGCCGGCACGTCAACCCAGCGGCCCGGCGCACCGCTCACGAATGGCGGCAAGCAACTGATCGCGTCCCACGTCAGCCCGGGATCAAGGCCGTCCCACGTCCAGCCCGGTGCGACGTCGTCCCATTGTGGCGCCGGCGCGGTGCGGCAGTAGTCTGATACGGCCAGTTCAAGCGTCCAGCCGCCGGCCACGATCGTCTCCGTCCAGCCCTCCACAAACACCATGGCCGACGCCATCGGCGATCCGGCCGGCATGCCGGTCACGTTGATCAGGTCGTGAACTTCGGCGCGCAGCAGATCGACCGTCAGCGCCACGTCAACGCCCGGCGACTCCAGCGCGAAGGCAAGGCTTGATAGCGTCCACGCCGGCGTACTCTGGCGCACCACGATCAGGTTTGCGCGCTCCTGCGCATCGGATACGCCCGCAATGCGGGTAGACAGGCTGGCGCCATGCGTGCCGAATTCGGCAATGCTGGCCGGGTCGCTGGCGCTCACTTCGGGTTGCGGTGTGGCCGAGCCGTAGCGGACGCGCACGTCATTGGCCATGCCCTCCAGTCCTTGCTGCCACGCCAGCGATACGGGCAGGTCGCAGGCCTCCAGCGCGAATGACACGGCCGGCGCACGGCGATGGAAGGCATCGGCGTACAGCACGGCGCCATCGGTGGCCTGCCATACGAAACCGCCGCCATCGGTGGCCGCGTCGCGCGCGATATTGAGCGCCGGCTGCGCGTCGACGTCGCGCGCCAGCACGCCCAGATAGCCCGGGTCGGATCGGATCGGGTCAGTGCTCACGCCGGCGGCCACGATGGCCCGGTTGACGCGCGTTCCGTCCGCTTCGGCCGGGTATGGTGCGGCGCCGATGACGCGGCGGCCCATGTCGGCCAATTCACCGACCGCGATCAGGGTGCCGGATGGCAGGTCGACGTCTTCGAAGCCGATGCGCACGTCACTGATCCGGCCGGCGAAGCGCGGAATCGGTGTGGCCGTGATCGGCTCCAGCGCGTACACCGTCAAGGGTGCGCCGATGACGGCGCCGGCCGGCATGGCGCCGATGATCTCCAGCGTCGCGGCGTCGGCCTCCGGATGCGAGCTCGGATCATCGCGGCCGTGGCGTATGACGGCCTGTAATACATCGCACTCGACCGGCGCGCCGTCAATCTCGATGGTCACGTCGGGGAGCGTCATCCGGTACTCAATGCCGACGATCGGCCCATGCGGATCGAGTGCTGCGTCAGGACGCGCGACACGGAGCGCGCCACGCCCTCCGGGTCAAGCGCACCGGAAATGTTGATGGTGACCGGCGCCGCGCCGCCGCTGCGCCCGCTACGGGCCCGCGTGCCGGCCGTGGCGGCGCTGCCGATGCCGAACGGCAGTTCAGGGAATCGGAAGTTCTGAAACGGGTTGGCCGCCTCCAGAAAGTCTCCGACCGCACCGATCGCGTTACCGACCCATGTCACGAATCCGACAAGGTCGCGCACCACCGTGGCCAGCGCCTTGGCCACCAGTCCGAGAATGAATGCCAGCGTCTTGACCAGCGGAATCAGCAGCGGCAGCAGCGCGGTGACCAGTTCACCGAAGGCTTTCAGGATCGGCAGCAGTTCGGGCAGCACTTCCTCAAGCACCGGCAGAAACGCGGCGCCGATCGTCTCGCCGATCTCCCCGAAGGCATCCGACGCGCGGCTACCCATGCCGGCCGCCGAATCGGCGTATATGTCGGCCTGCCCAGCGGCGGCCGCCGAAGCGGCGGCCAGCGTGTCGGATGCGGTCGCGCCCTTTTCGAGACCGGGTACCAGCTTGCGGATGGCGCCGTCCTGCCCGGCCTGCGCCTTGGCCACCGCATCGGCGGCGGTGGCCAGATCAACGCCGGCGAAGCGCGCAAGGTCTTGTGCCTGCGTCAACAGGTCGGTGGCCACGCCCACGTCGCCGGTCGCCACGATCAGCGATTCCAGCCCGGCGCGCGTCTCCGAATCGGTGAACGCCTTTTCTTGCCCGGCCGCGATGGCCGCTTCGACTTGCGCCGTACTCTCGGCGGTGGCAGCGCCATTGGCCCGGATGACGGCCTCTAGTTTCTCCTGTTCGGCGGCGTCGGCCGCCGCCGCTTGCGTCAGATTGGCCACGCCCACGACAAGCGCGCCGACGCCGGCCGTGGCGGCCGCGATCGGCAACGCGTTTTTGGCCAACATGTCGCCGAAGCCGCCGACGCCGCCCTTGCTCTTGTCGAGCGCCTTGTCAAGGTTCGACGTATCGCCCTTGATCTCGACGGTCAGCCCTACGGCCATCGGTCAGCCCTTGCCCGCGGCGGCGAGCTCGCGCGCCCGATTCTCATACGCTTCGGCCTGCGCCATGGTCAGCGCGCCGGCCGCCGATGGTGGCAGGCCGGTGGCAATGGCGGCCGATACGCTGGCCTCGGCCTCGGCATCGGCGATCGGGTCGGTGTGATCAAGGTCGAAGGTGAGGCGCCACGTCTGCGCCGTCTCCCACGTCAAGGCCGGATCGCGGCGGCGCTCCAGTTGCATGGCGCACGCGTACAGCAGTTCGGTGGCGCGCTCTAGGTCGCCCGGGTCGCCGGCCGGATCATTCAGGCCGCGCAGCAGGCGCGCCGCGTCGGCGCTGCGCACGCCGCTGATCGCGCACGCGCGCGCGATCTCCAGCACCGTCAGCCCGCGGATGCCGGCCAGTGTCAACGTCACCGCCCGCGGTTCAGTCAGTTCCGAATCCCCGCCGCTGCCCTCTCTCGGTGATGGCCTTGTCGTACTCGTCAACGATGGCGTCGGTCAGTTCGGCGATGGTATCGGCCACCATCCGCGCACCGGGAATGCCGCGCGCGCCGTACTCGACCGGCCCGGCATACGGCACGCCGGACGCCACGCCGGCCGCGATCTTGGTGGCCTCCGCCCGCCATGACGCGGCCAGCGCACCCGTACGCCGCGGCGAGCGCTGCCCGGCGCCCGGCACGATCAGCGCCGCGACGCGGCGGTGCGCTTCGCTCATGTCCTCGACGTCCTTGGCCAGCGCGTCGATCGCCTTGGCCACGTCGCGGCCGCCGGTCACCGTTATGCGCTCGGCCATGCCGTCACTTGGCCGCGCCGGCCGCCTTGATCTCCGCCTCGCGCTGCGCCTGCGCTTCCGCTTCGCGCTGCGCCTGCGCCTTTTCGAACAGTTTCTCTTCGTCCTTGAGGATGGCCGGGAATGCGGCCGTTACCTTCGTCGGCTTCGTCGTGCACGGCATGGTGACGTCCAGTTCGGCATAGGTGGCCGCCTCACCGCCGTAGTTCGGTGCCACCAGCCGCACTTCGCCCGTCATGCCCGGCGCGGTGGCGGACGGGATGGTGGCGGCGCCGTGCGCCTGATACTGAAAGGTCGCCAGTTTGCCTTCGTTGTCCCACAGGAACAGCGCCAGCCCGGTGGCCGTCCAATCCTGCGCGGCCACGATATGCAGTGCGTACGTCGATTGGCCGACGTTGCTGAATGATCCGGTCGGACAAAGTGTCTGGTACGTGACGTCGTCGCCCGGCTCGGTTGCGATCTCGGCAAGGTGCGCATCGCAGTTGAACTCGGCATACGTGCCGGGCGGGCTCACGATTTTGAACTTGAGGGACACGTCCCTCATGAAAAGCGGGTTGGCCACGATTACGCCTCCGAGTACATAAGTACGGTCCCGGTACTAGTCGGGTGTGCCACGTTGCCGAGCGTCACGTCGTGCGGCGCTCCCCATGTTGGCAGCGACACGCCGTCAAGGGTCAACAGCGCCGCGTCGATGGCGTCGATCAGCGCCGCCAGTTCGTCATACGCCGCGCCAGAATCGCCGGCGCGCGCGATGGCCGACAACTGCCAGCGCACCTGCACCCGGTGCGACGTCGTGTCGCGGTCGATCCACGGCTCGGCCGGTTCGATCAGGATGGCCGGCGCCGCGAAGCGTCCGCCGGTCGACGTGCGCAAGCCGGCGCCATTCAGCGCGGCGGCCAGCCGGTCGCGGGTGTCGGTCAACCGACTCACGCGATGCCAACCGTTGCATAGCGCGCGATGATCGGCGCGATGCCCTCCAGATAGTCACGCGCCACGCGGATGGCGGCGCCCTCCAGATCAACGTAGCCGGTCAGCCCGTACACCGCTTCGCGCCGTTTGTAGGCTTCGGCGCCGGCGATGGTGGCCGCCCACGTCAGTTCCGGGTAGGCGCCCGGGTCGGGCGGGTCGATCACCGGCACGCCCGCCATCCGCGCGTCAATGCCGGCATTGACCGCGGCCGCGCAAGCGTCAGCCCACGCGCTGTCCGTGGCGTCGGGCGTCGCGACTCCCAGCGCGGCCAGAATCGCGGCGCCCGTTACCCACTCGGCCACTAGGTGAGCGTGCTCTTGACGATGCCCTTGGGCGCCGTCGTGGCACCGGTGCCCATTCCCCAAATAGCCACGTTCTGGCCCAGCTTGGAGACGTCTTCGGCGCTGATCGGGAACGGTCCATCTTCGTGCCAGCTGGCCGCTTCGCCGTTGGTCACAAGGTGGGTATTGCCGGTCAAGAACGGCGCCCGGATGATCGGCAGGCCGGACACGTTGATTGCCAACGTGGACGCCTGCGCGGTACCCGGAATGTTGCTCG